TTTTTTAATGACCTAACCAACTCACCAAGCTCTGAACTTTCAATAGAGTTTACCTTAATCTTCTTAGACATTGCAATGAAGTAGTTACTTAATTTTTCAGCTTTTAGTAAACTATCCTTGCTGACCCAGTCAAATCCATCGCTTTTGTTGTAAGCAGTAATTGAATTAATAATAAGAGCAAATCTTGGAATGTAAGCCTTCTGCTTACTCAACATACTTTTGACATACTCAGAAATATCGTCTGAGTTCTGCATATCTGTGATGTTGTTGAATATCCTCTCCCACTCTTTCTCTGCTTCCGCATCAAATCGTATCACTCTAGGTTCAATCTCACCGAACTTATTAAACTGCAAGACTTCTTTTCTAATCAAGTTGTAGAATTGACTCATATAAGCCTCGTACCAATCCAATACTTCCTGATCTATCGCATTGCGGTTGTAATGCTCAATTTCCTTATCAGGATAGCATACAAGCAATCTATCTAGGAATCCGTTGTCCTTATTTTCCAACGTGGATATCTGAGAAAATATACCAGGTTGTATACCACCCAGCACGGGAATCAAAGGAGACTGAATAAAGCTACTCTTTGCAGTCTTTCGAGTCATAATTGCTTCTTGATTAGACCAACAGGATAGCCAAAACTCAAGGTCAGATCCAGGCTTGTACTTATTCATATCCTTGATCCAGCCGTTAAGTTCATCCTTAAATACAGCGATTCCAACTTCGTTTTCCTCGTGGAGATCGGCCAACGCTTCTACGGTAACATCGTTAACAATAATCTGCTTCCTTACTGGCTCCTTAATTTCCTCTACATCCTTTTTATCCTTAGAACTTAGCTTCTCATATTCTTTGTACTTTTTATACTCGTTCTGATAGTGCTTAATCTCAAAACTATTTTTCTTAGATAATGGGAATATGACCGCATTTATACTAGGGGTTTTACCTAGTCCAGCCTTACCAATTAAGCCGAGCCAAATGTTTACAGATTCCTTCCAGCCTGTTTTAACCTGAACCTTGCAGCTGTTACCAATACATATAGAAATGTACCAAAGTAAGGAGCATCCCATATAGTCAATAGAATGGTTTAGAGTTTTCTGATTTAACAGAATATAATTCTGTAACTCTTCAGGGAACACCTCTATTGGGAATGTCAATTCCTCCTTGGGGATTTCGATTCGCTCAATTTCTACCTTCCTAATCTTGCGCTCGCCGTATCCTTCCTTGTACAATTCCTTCGCAGCCTCAGAGTAGTTACCTCGAAAGAACTTCCAAGCGTAGATTGCAAACGGACTAAGCGGTGTTTCGTGCGGGTAGATCGTCGCAGTAGTAAATAGGTAGCATAGACCAGTATCCTTGTAGATAAATCCGTGCAAAGCATCCTTGCTTTCATACTTGCGCAGCACTATTCTATCAGACAGGTGCTTAATGGCTATAAATTCGCCCTGTAAGAGGTCCAAAGCCTTGTTCCTATGGTTATAGTCATCCCAAGGAGTTAGACCGCTGTAATCGGCCTCTTTTGGCTTTATTTCGTCTACCTTTTCCTCGTAGTGAAAATATTTGCATAGATTAATTAACAAATCGCGTTCTTCTACGGAAATTTCCTGTATTTCCTCGTAGGACAATTCGCTTACCTGATTATCGTAGATGTAAATATATCCACCAGTTCCCCTAGTTTCAATCAAGGCTTGAGAATGTCCCTTAAGAGTTGCAAGCTTTCTGTTTCCCTCTACCTTTTCGCATCGGTAGATAATGTGGTATCCAGAGTTAACAGTCTTATAGATTACGAACTTTCTAGCGAAGTCGTCTATGTAATCTGAAACGAATGCAATAAACTCATTCCAGAATTTCTTACCCTCTTGTACACTAGGGAATACTTTTAAATCTATGTCTATACATTCAGTACCATAAAATCCTGTAATAATACCATAACCTTTAGTTTTAGACTCTAGCCGTTCTAACTCGGCTTTTTCTATCTTTTTTGTCTGGTATTCCTTCCATAAAATAAGCGGTTTTTTGCCTTCTGATATGGGCATTACACTGAACCCTGAGTTCAGTAAGTTGATTGCTCTACCTAGTGTTACGTTCATTTTGTTTTTTACAAAGTTTTGGAAAAAAGGGGGGGGGTAGGGTGTTTTTTGGCTAAAAGTGTACACTTAGTTTACACTTAGTTTACACTAGAGTGTAAACCCCTAAAACCGCTTATACGCTTTAATTTGACCGATTTTTACCACTTTTTTGGCTTAGGTTTACAAGTTTACACTTTTTTCTGTAATGTATTTTTTTTTGACCACTGAAAATTTATTTTTTTTCATTTTTGTCAAAAAGTGTTCAAAGTGTTCACTTATTGCGATTGGAGCGAATTTAGGCCGATTTTGGTTTACACTTAGGTGTACACTTAGTGTAAACTTGTGTACACCTCTGATCTCATCTTTCGAACCCAATATTGAACTTGGCCATAAGGTAATTCTAGCTTGTAAGAAATATTAGCAATCTTCATTCCTTGTTCCCATAAACGCTGTACTTCTCTAAGATTTTTTATTGTTATTCCTTGTCTTCTGCGATGAGTTGTTAACTTTATGACTTCGCAGATTTGGTGATGTCTTAAACCAGTTCTTTCAGAAATCTGTTTGTAGGAAAAATCTAGCTTGTACATTTCAATAACCTTATCAGCATTTTTATAATGTTCTGCTGTGTACTTCGATCTCTCATTTGTCTTAAGATATTCCTTGTAAATGTAATTGTTTACAATGTGCTTGGATAATCCTAGAAATGTAGCAATATTCTTATTTTCAATCTTTAGTCTGTATTGTCTAGCTATTTCGTCTTTTTGTGCTTGTGTTAATGATGTCATTTGTCTATAAAGTTTTGTTTGTAGTATTGTTCTGCTAAATAAGGATGTGATTTGTATCCGTCAAGATATGCATTTATGATTTCATCCTTTTCAATCACCTTGGCATCTACTAGGATTTTGTACCAGGTAAGTTTATCCTTTGGTGTATCCCAGAGTTTCTGAAATAAGTAATCTACTGCTGTCTCTTTCATTTTACTATTTCTTTTAGTTGATTAAAAACTAATTCAGCTTTATCCCCCCAATACATTTCGCACTTTCCGTCTTTGATAGGTTCTTTTATAAAATAGGATTGTCTGTATTCATTTGGCTTTGCTGTAAACCTGTAGCAAGTTTCTTTCTGGGGACAATTAGTCCCCATGCACATCGTTATGTCCGCCATTATTTATAAATTTTATGTTATCCAAATCTATTTCTTCTTGATATGAAATAAACTTATCACAGTAATCGTATTCAAACGGAGTTTTTTTTAAATAATGCTGGAAATCATTCGGAATAGCCATAAATCTGTAGCATTTACTTCGAATCGGGCAATCTATTCCTTCGCACATTGTTATATCGCTCATGATAAAAGTTCTTTTAGATATTCTCTGCACTCTAAAATTCTTTCCTTTGCGGATTCAATCACCTGTGGATCGTAATCAATATCGAATTCCTTGATTCTGTATTGATTTTCCACGTGAGAATAGCTTACTGGCTCATCAAAAGTCAAGAAATCTGGAGTGTCCTGAAGCGTGTATACCAACTTAGCCTTTTTTAAGCCCGTCAGATGCATATAAACCTGAAGTTGATAGAAGTATCCAGTATCAGGACTTTGGTCGAACAGAGGGAAAGTAAAGCAGTCCCACGAGGTTTTAAAATCGTATACTATTCCCTCGTGGAAACAATCTGGAGTTCCTGTGAAGAAATCATCTTCAAAGTGTTCTAGATTCTTAATCATAAAATCCTTTTCCATTGCTACTGAGTAAAACTCAATTGACTGATCTTCCAAGGCCAAACCTTTTTGGATGTATTTGGATTTAATTTGCTTTTTTACTCCGTAAACCTGCTCTTTTACCCAATCTTCCAAGTAGCTTTTTGCTGTTTGCGATAAAGTTTCGTTTTTACTTCGCGCGTTGGTCATAATCTGACCAAGCGCACTTGCTCTGCATTTAAAGTTCATGATAATAGAAGTTTTTCGTTTTGTGCTGTTAAAATATAAACCGACTTAATTTGCTCTATGGAAACTTTTCCATTTGCCAAAGATTCTTTGGCGCCTTGCCATTTAACGTGAGAAGGATTTAATTCCTCTTTTTTACCACCATGGTCGTTAGTCGAATCTGGGTCTTTCGTATCGTCGATAAGGAAAAGCCCATTGAGCGCGTATTTTCGAGCATATGAGCTGCTACTTCCATAACTTTGTGCAATGTCCATACCTTTTCGGTTTGGATCAATACCAGCCTGCGCTCTTACCGTGCGACCTTCCAAGTCCTTTTGAATGCTTGCGGTTGCTTCGATAAATACTAAACCGCCAACTTCTTTAACCTCGTCGTCTATAGTTAACGTACATCCGTATTTAAGAAGCAAAGGTTTTACAGCTTCTAAAATATCCTCGCAGGATCGGTATTTATACTTACCGAACGCGTTGAACTGGTTCTTTGGAGCTTTAAGCTCGCTCTGGATTGCAATTAATTCTTTCATTTTGTGTTTGTGTTTAAAATTTTTTAGTTAATTCCTAGAAAAAGGGGAGGGGGGGGGGTAGGTTCGTGTTTTTTGAGCGTTTTAACTTGCGCGTACCTGAATCCGTATTTGTCCCAATACAACTCGAATGTATTCGAGATTGCTATTCGCTGTTCTCGCGAAACTTCGCCGTAGTTCTTGGCGATAAATTTGTCGATTTCCTCGTTAACGTATACCAGCATCTTTAATCCAATTTAAGTCTACAAATACTATCCACTGATTTCCTATTTTTTTAGGAGCCTGCACCCATTCGGCAGGAAAGTTACCTGATCTAATAATCTGGTGAACTCTGGTTGATTTTTCGCTAAAGCCTTTTAGAATTCCGTATTCCGTGGCTGACATCATTTCGTAAAGCATTTCTTAATTTCGATTTCTAATTGTTCAACAATAAATGGATCTAAAACAGAACAAATAGTTCTAAAATGGTCAGAGAATTTCTCCGTCAAATTATCGTAAATGTCCAGCGTGATTGATTTTCCACCGCCAAAATAAAGTTCTAAGGCGATTCCGTCGTTTTCAAACGATTCCAGTTCTAAGGTTAATCCTGACTGGTCTAAACAGTAATAATGATCTTTAAGCATTTTGTGTTTTTGTTTTTGTGTTTAACTTGAAGTAAAATTATAATCTTTTGTAATTCAATGCAAGCAAATTGTAATATTTATTTTCTGATTTCCACTAGCGGTAATTTTTTTGTTTGACTGGTTTTAATTTCCACTACGGTTTTAATTTCCACTACCGATTTTAAT